TCACGAATCGAGAATTCTCGGCTCAGCGAGCGGGATCAGCTCCTCTCGAACGAACTCGATCCGGCTCAATAGATCCCTAGCGTTCTCCTCTGTTTCGGCCGCAGCGATCGGGTAGCTGTCGTCGAGGTCATCGCCCGCAAGGATATTGTCCGCCCAATCTTGCGCGATGGCGCAGTAGAGCCTCAGCGCAATCGCCGGCGTCGGCGCATCGTCCGTCTCAAAGTGCATCGAGGGGCAGTTTCCCACCACCACCCAACGCTCGGAGTCCTCCAGCTTTCGCGGCGCCACGAACCGGACAAGGAAGAGCGCCAGGATGGATTCAATACCGAATGCGAGGATCAATTCCGCGATAGGCTGAGTGTACGGATCGCGATCAATAAACTCTCGCGCTTTCGCCTCCATCGCCTGAAGACCCTCGACCTCTTCATCGCTCTCGTAGTCGATGTTGATCCCAAACGGGAACCTGGAGGTGTCTACGAACATGGCGAATAACCCTAGATCGCCCACGCCTCCAGTTCAAGAACAAAACCTAAACACGTCTGCATCTAGATGAACACGTCGCCCGGTTTGGATTTCGGATGGTTTCGCTTCCGATACTCCTCATTGCTCCGCCATACGTCCTCCTGGCTCGGCACGCCCATCATATCACTGACGAAATTGTCGAAACTATCGGTTCGGATGCGGCCGCTCAGGATGCCGGTTAGGCCGGTGACAATCCCCAGCGGACCAAATCCGCGGATCGGGGGCGGCTTTGGCTTTTTCGGAGCGTTCGCGGGCGGCTCTACGGTTCCACCAAACGCCTTGGCGATCGCGCGACGCATCGCGAACCTACGGTTGTCTCCTTCGTTCTTGTGTTTGGCGCGATGCTCGTCAGGGTGCATGGGCTCGATGTTGTCGAGCGTATTTGTGCCCCCGTCTGCAATCGCCCGGATGTGGGAGACGTCATAGTCCCTTCCGTCTGGCGTCTGTGGCCACGAGCCCTTCTTCCTGATGTATTCCCTCTTTAGGCGTCGATTTTCGGGATTTCCGACTGGGAAGAGGCGAGCCTCCGAGTCTTCCAAACCGAGGGCGGAAGATGAAATTGCGCCCTCATCCCTGAACATGGCGGCGCGACCCGAAGTGCGGACGGCGCTGTATCCACCGTGACCGTTTCGCATCCACAGAACGTCATCGCCATGGCTGACAGCGTTGGTGAGACCCGCTGCGGGCGCACCTCCGCTCTCACCGACCGGGCCGCCGAAGAAGGCTTCGCGCCGTTCCCGCGCGACAGCTCGCCTCTCCTCCTCAACCTCAGCCGGGCTGCGCCTGTACCAGGCCTCCAGAGCTGTGCCGTGCAGAACTGCGGGATCCACTGGCCTTCTAGGCATCGCGCACCTCCATGATTCCGGTTGGCACGGTGGCGACCCACCCCCTTCGCCCCCCCACTCTCACCGCCGCCCACATCACCGCCCGCCGCCAGGTCGGCACGCCCACCACCGCCATCGCCTCTGCGAAGATCGCGTCAGCCCGGGCGCGACTGAACCGCCCGCCCTCGCCGCCGGTCGCATAGAGCCAGTCGTGCAGGATCGCCGGCCGCGCCCACGGGCCGAGCGGCGGGAACAGGTTCCAAAGACCCCAGGGGATACTGGCGAAGTCGGTCTCGAAGCCTGCGGGCGCGCTGATCGCCTCGTCGCCGTCGGCCGCACCCACCCGGTACTCCAGGGCTTCCAGTAACCGCACACAGGCCCGTCCGCCCCTTCGGCGCCCAGGGACCTCCTCTACCCGGAACGCTCCGGTGATCCGCGCCGGCGCGCTCATCGCGGCGTCTCCTGATCGGGCGCGCAGCGGATCGAGATCGAGGCCGTGGGCGGCGCCAGGCCGCCCAGCGTGCCGACATAGCTGCGTTCACAGCCGCGCAGGTTTTCCAGCAGCTTGGCCGTCGCCGCCGCGTCGGTCCCGCCCAGGCTTGCGCAGCCGGTCAGAGCCATCGCGCCCGCCGACGCCAAAACCGGCCGGCTCGCCGCCCGCAACAGCCCCAGCGCATAGTCGCCGGATCGCGTCCGCGTCAGGACCTGCCGACGCAGCCTCGGATCGAACGAAATGTGGCACCACGAACCCTCTTCAATGATCTGATCGAACGGCAAGTCCGCCGCCGCGAGCGCCCGACACACCCGTGCCGGATCGCCAAAGCCGTGGCAGTTGAAGTCCACCGCATAGCCCTTCAGGTGGGCCGACGTCCGGGCGCCGCCTACGCGGCGGTTGAGCTCGGGCGAGCGATATCCGCTGGTCACGGTGATCACCCGGTCATCCAGTTCGGCCCGCACCCCCTCCATGCGCCGCGCGGTCTCGCGCAGCGTCTTAATCACCTGCGCAGGTGGCCGGTTGTCGATGTCGCGGTGTTGCGTGACGCAAAGTTCCTCCAGGGTGAAATTGGGCGACAGTCGGGTGGTCATGCCGGCCTCCGGGGCTGGGGTTGGGGGTCCATTTGGGGCTCGAGCCGCGCGCTCGACGGCGGCGGCTCAGGGGGATGCGGATGCGGCGGGTCGGCGTGGCCCGACCAGATCTGCGCGAGCGCCCAGGCCAACAGAGCGGCCGTGACGCCCCAGGCCCGCGCCTTGAGGGCTTCCACGGCCCTTAGCGTCGAGCCCGCCGCCGCTCGGATCTCGCCAAGACGCTCCTCGCAACGAGTCTCATGGTCGTGGAGGCGTTGTTCGACGGCCGCCAACCGTTCGCTGAGCGCGGCCATCAGGTCTTCACCCCGACGCTGCCGCCGAAGGTGATGCCCTTGGTCTTCTCAACAGTCTGGTCCGACTTGACGCCGGCCTCCGTCTCACCGGCGAAGAGGCCGATGGGCAGCCCCTGCAGCATGGCGACGATCTGCTGGGTGCTGGTCACGGGCGCGCTAAGTTGCGCCTGCTCGATGCCGCGTTGTGTAGCCCCCACCGCGCCCAGCGTCTCGATGTTGGCCCTGCGGTTAGCGTCCAGCCCGTTGGCCAGCCACGCCAGCTGATCGGCGACGGTCAACTGGCGCGCGCCGAGCCCTTCGGCGAGAGCGATCTTTTGCGCCCTGTCCTGCAGCGCCAGTTGAGCGTTCGCGATCCGGGCCTGGGTCGCCCGGTCAGCGTCGCCTTGGGCGGCGCCCAGCGCGGTTTGCCAGCCTGACGACCGGAGCCCACCCAACGCGCTCGCCCGCGCCCGCGCCAGTTCGCCCTCGGTGGCGCTCCGCGTCAGGGCGGCGCCCGAGCCGCCGAACGCACCCGCGCCAGCCAGCTCCAGATCCTGCCGCGCCCGGGTCCGACCGGCGTCTTCGTCAAGATCCGCGGCGGTCGCATCCACCACCTGGCTCAGATAGGGATTCAGGTAGCGGTCGGTGTAGTCATAAGCCTTGCCGCCCGAAGCGAACGGCGTCGCCGCCTCCTGAAACGGCTTGGCCCAGCCGCCGTCCGCCGCGGCGCGCGTCAAGTCCACCGCCTGGCCATATACACCGTCGTAGCCGCCCAGATCGCCGGTCCGGTGCGCAGCTTCGATCTGCAGCGGATGCCTTGGCGCCACATCCGCTGCGGGATTGCGGCTAAGCAGGCTCTCCACCCGCCCCGCGGCGCCTTCGGTCAAGGACGTCGCCCAACCCGGCAATGTTGGGGTCCGAGTGTTGGAAAACGTGCCGCTCGACGTGGTGGTCGTCTTGCTCTTGTTGCCGCTGAAACTCAGTCCCCGGGGTGGAAACGCCATCGGAGTTCTCCTTGAAATCTGTCAGGCCGCGCCGGCCGGCGCGGCGTCGAACATCGGCTTGCCGATCCGGCAGCCGGTAGGTGCGCTCTCTCCGGAGACACGCAGCTTGAAGAGCCTTCCCGCAATCAGCAGATCCGCCTTGGCCGTGCCGGGCGCCAGCGTCACCGCCTGGCGCGCGGTCTCCGGCCCTTGCGGATGCAGCCGGGCGACCGCCTCCACGGTCACGGGACCGGCCTGATCTCGGAAGTCGGGCCAGAGGCCGCGGATCAGCAAGGTCTGCTCAGGGTCCAGGTGCGCATCGGCGGTCTCGATCCGCCAGGAGAACGGCGCGCCGTCCGCCGAGCGCCCCTTCTCATGCAGATGGATCGCGCCGCCCGGCGTGGCGGCGATCGGGTAGGCCGAGGGCCCGGCGTCCACAAACGCGCTGCGCGCCATCTCGCCGCGATGCCAGGCGCCGGCGTCCGCGCCGCTGACCGCAAGCGCCAGATATCGACTGTTCTCGAATCCGTCGCGCCGATCAGGATAGTCGAACCTGATTTCGCCGAACTCCGCGTTCGACGAGGCCATCACCTTGTCACCCTGGCTGGCAGCCAGTTCCTCTGCGAAATCTCGCCGGATCGGACACGGAATGGGTTCCGGCTCCCCGCCGGGCGCATAGCGATAGAATTGTCGGTCCGGGCTCGCCCAGAACGCGGTCTGGCCGACCACCACCGCGGCGTTCGGTCCGATCAGGCCGCAGTTGCGCCCCACCCGCTCGAACCGCCAGGGCTGGTTGAGCGCGCCGACGAACGCGCCAAGAAACAGTGCGTCGCCTGTCCACACCAACAGGTACGGCCCGCACATTCGGCCCGCCACAATCCGTCCGCCGCCGGTCAGCACATACTCCCGCGCCGTCGAACCGGGGGCCGTCGTCGACCACTGCGTGTTGTCGCGGATCGAGGAGTGGCGGATGCAGAGCGGATTGAAGGTCCCGGAGACCTCCTCGCTGCAGCCCAGCGCGAACACCTGATAGCCACCGCCCAGGGGCGCCACCAGCATGTGGGTCACCTTGGCCGGCGCGCCCGCAAGCGCCACCGCTTTCTGCGCGGTGTTGTTGGTCCAGGCGAAAATGGTCTGCCCACGTGGGCTCGCCAACAGGTGCTGGCCCCAGGCCCCGAACGACCAACTCAGCGGGAAGTAGTCGCCGGCCGAGGCCAACCCGAAGCCGCCGACACCGTAAGCGCCGGTCCCGAAACCCGCCGAACCTGCGCCATGTTCGGCGCCGGCGGTGAAACCGCTGGTCGGCGTGAGGTCGAACATCTCTCCGCCGCGCCACAGCGATAGGCCTGTGTGCGTCCCGAACGCCACATCCAGAACGCCGGCGTTATCGGTCCAAGGGAAGATCCCCCGGCAAACGCCGGCCAAGGTGGCGTTGGTCAGCCGTTCCCATCCGCCGATCGTCTCCGGCCGGCCGAGCCGGAACCGGACGTTGGAACCGTCCGCCCATCGGCCCCCGGCCGCGAAGGTGGTGTCGTCGCCGCTCAGGCCGGGCGGCAGCTCCAGAGGTATCTGCATTGGCAAGGTTCCCGCCGCCGACCGAACGGGCCGGCTTGTTTCGGGGCGCGCGCCCCGGCATTCATCGCGCTCATTGATCAGAGGCCCGGCATGCGCCGGCGCCGCCGCAGGACCGTCCCTTGACCGAGACCAGCACCTCGACCGCCGTCATCCGCGCCGAGCCCGATGGCTACGACATGGGCAAGACCAAGCTCATGGGTCGCCAGGCCGCGGGCCATGGCTTCCTGCGCGCCGCCGTCATGGGCCGGGGCGAGCATCCGATCTTTGGCTACACGCCCTCACAGGGTTCGGCCCGCGGCTTCGAACGCATCGTCGGCGAGATCGATCCGACAGCCCGCTTTCAGTGGATGCCGGCCGACCAGCTGGAGCGGCTGGGCGAGGTGGGCGTGCTCTATCTCGCCGACATCACCGTCGCCACGCACGCGCGCCTGCGCCTCCGGGCCGGGGTCGGCGCCTTCTCCCTCTGCGGCGTGACTCACACCACCGCCAGCGCCGGCGCCATGGATGAGATCGTTGGTCTGTTGCGTGAGCCGGTCGCACCTTGGGATGCGCTGGTCTGCACCTCTACCTCGGTCGTCGAAACCGTCCGTCGGATCCATGAGGCCGAGGCGGACTATCTGCGCTGGCGGCTGGGCCCTGAGGTCCGCATCCAAGGGCCGCAACTCCCGCTTATTCCGCTCGGCGTTCACTGCGATGACTTCGAGATCACGCCGGAGGCCCGCGCCGAGGCCCGCGCGGAGCTCGGTCTGGATGACGACGTCACGGTCGGCCTCTTCGTCGGTCGCCTCGTGTTTCACGCCAAGGCCCACCCCTTCCCGATGTTCCGAGGCTTCCAGCTCGCCGCCGAGCGCACGGGCCGCAAGCTGGCCCTCATCCTCTCGGGCTGGTTCCCCAACAAGGGCGTTGAGGACGCCTTTATCCAGGGCGCCGCTCAGTTCGCACCCGACGTTCAGCTGATCGTCCTTGAGGGGCGCGAGGCTGCCGCCAAGGCGCGCGCCTGGGGCGCGGCCGACCTCTTCGTGTCGCTCTCCGACAACATTCAGGAGACCTTTGGCCTTACCCCCGTTGAAGCCATGGCCGCCGGTCTGCCGCTCGTCGTCTCCGACTGGAACGGCTACCGCGACACGGTTCGCGACGGCATCGACGGCGTCCGGGTGCCCACCGCGGCCCCGGCGCTGGGCGGCGGCCAGGCTCTGGTCCGCGCGCTGGAGACCGGCGGCTTCAACTACGATCAGTATTGCTGGGCCACCGCCGCCACGATCTCGGTCGACATCGAAGGCGTCGCCGCCGCCGTGGCCGCCATGGCCGTCTCGCCGGACCTCCGCCGACGCATGGGCGAGGCCGGCCGCCAACGGGCGCGCGACGTCTATGACTGGCCGGTCGTCTATCGCCAGTACCAGGCGCTCTGGGCCGAGCTGAACGCCCGGCGCAAAGCCGACACCGCCAACCCGGAGATCGCCGCGCGCCTCAAGGCCGCGCCCACCTCAGGCGCCAGCCGCCTGGATCCCTTCAACGCCTTCGGCCACTACGCCACCCGTGCGCTCGGCCCATCCGCACGACTAGAACTGATCCCAGGCGCTGACTCTCAGACGCTTCGGGCCATTCTCAATCACGGCCTCTTCAGCGCCCTGTTATCGCCCCACGATCACATGGAGCGCGCCTTCGCCGCCATCGCCGCCCAACCCGGCCTCACCGCCCGAGACTGCGCCACCGCCATCGGCGTCCCAGTCCCCGGAACGATCCGCGCGATCGGGTTGCTGATGAAGGTGGGTCTGGTGCGGCGCGTTTAGGGGCGTCACCGGACTTCAACCGGTGATCGATCTTGGCCCCCCGCAAAGCTCCTCCTCGACCTTTTCGATCACGGCGTTCCAGTCGCCTAGTTGCGGCTGACGGAACAGGCGGACGGAATTGTACCAAGGGCTGTCGTTTCGGTCCCGCAGCCAGCGCCAGTCGCCTACGAATGGCAGCATCACCCAGCACCTCTTCCCCAAAGCGCCGGCCAGATGTGCCACTGACGTGTCGACCGTAATCACCAAATCGAGACCGCTGATAATCTGGGCGGTATCCAGGAAATCGTTAGCGCCAGTCACCGCGGGATCCAGGGACCTAACGTTGGGCAGGGTTTCCAAGCGACGGGCCAAATCGCTCGGAAGTGATCGATTCCGATCGTTTGGGTGACCCGGACTGCCCTTTGTGACCAACCCGATCCCCCCGTCCCGGCCTTGGGAGGAAAGGTAGGTGCCCCCATTGAGCGCTTCTAGACTCACGCCAAGCCGGTACGGAAGGGAAGCTATCGAGATCCAAGCGTCACAGCGTGGGATGCTCGCTGCCCCACCAGCTTCGACTACCGTCGCGCCAGTTTGAGCGAACAGCCTCGCCAATGGGGGTGGCGCAACTAACACTGTCTGTGTTCCGGTCCGCACCAAGTCGCGCACAAAACGCGCGTACATGATCTGATCGCCGAAGCCTTGCTCTGGAACAACGAGCAGTCGGCCAATGGGCTGTCCATTCCATTCAGGGTAGGGCAACCTTTGCAAAGGAGCCACGGCCGCTGCCTTGGATTCCCTCAGTTCATGGAGCTTCCATCCGGCATCGAAGTCTCCATTTCGGAGTAGCAGATAGCCAAGTCTCCGTAAAATTCGAGGCTCACCCGGAAATCGTATCGAACCCGCGATGTAGGTCTCGATCGCTTCGTCAAAGCTACCCCGGTTCTCCTGAATTGAACCTAGATTGACGCTTGCTGAAACAATATTCGATCGCTCCACAAGCGAACGAAACATGGACTCCGCTTCCGAAATTCGGTTATTCTGGTAGTGATTTATTGCAGCATCGAAGATTTCCATTGCTCGAACTTCACTCAACACATCACCAGGATGTGAATGTGTCATGGTCGGCCTCTGGGAGTTTCAATTGACCCTAACAAGGTACAAGAGCAAGCGGCCCTCTGCACCCGCTTGTGATCCGACCGTCGTGCTTCCAGCACCACCTCCACCAAGGGTGGGACCTACTCCGCCTACACTTCCCCCTCGTCCTTGCGTCAAGCCAATGATCCTGGATTTGAAGCCCGCAGGTCCGCCGCCACCTCCCGCTCCGCCAGAGCCAAGCCCGCCAGTACCGCCGCCATCTTGGCCGCTGCCCCCATTGGTTGAGGATGCACCGCCTTGGCCCCCAATCGAGGTCGCCTTGACGGCGGGCCCATAACCGCTGCCGCCGCTACCGCCGAATCCGCTCCCGCCCTGTCCGCCTGTCCCGACTAGAACTGAGCCGTCAGGAAGGCGCGCCCATGAGTCACCACCAGGAGACCCAGCGCCCATACCACTTGCGATGGCAGCTCCACCAACGCCAATCTGGTACTCAATCTTCTGTCCCTGAAAGAAGCGTCGGCGAGCTAGGATAGAGCCACCACCTCCGCCGCCAGGCGAGCTTCCTCCAACACTTGAGTGCCCGGAACCACCCGCGCCCCAGAGCATGATGGTTGCTTGGCAATCGAACGGAAGTGTGTAGCTGCCCACGCCCACACCGTTCAGATCGACGATCCCACCCAGCATCACCCCGACCGTCTGTCGCTTCCCCCTCAACCCTTGCCCCACCAGGCCCCTGAGTGGTTGTCCCTGCATCAGTAGTCCGCCCACTCGGTGGTGAAGGCGATCTGCTTTGTAGCGCCGATGGCGGCGTAGAGTTTCTCGCCGGCCGCCAGGATCAGGGGGTTGTCGTCGGAGTAACCGAAGTCCGTCGCCGGCGCCTCGGTGGTCTGCGCCATGGTGTAGGCCGCCATCCGTGAGGAGCGGAAAAACCGCTTGGTCGTCCCGCTCCCATCACCATCCCGAAAGAGCTGGAGTTGGGTGTCAGCCACGGTCTCCAGTGGGATGGCCGAGGCCCGGGTCAGCCGCGCGCCATTGGCCCCGGCGGTGGCGATCACCAGGATGTTGGTCGGCGCGGAATAGTTGGTGTTGGCGGTGGTGCAGAGCGCGCCGCCGCTCCTGGGGCCTTGCGGCGTCACAATGCTGTTGGGGGTTACGGGCATGGGTCCGGATCTCCTGTCTTGCGGGTTTTCAGAGGGCGACGGCCATGGCGACGGCCAGGCCCTTCACGGCCGCGCCGTAGTCGGCGATGTCGGAGGAGGTCACGGCCTGCCAGCTGGCGTTGGCGCCATCGGTGCGGACGAACTTGCCCGCCGCGCCACCCTGGGCCGGCAGGGCTCCCGCGTTGTAGGTCCAGGCCACCCCCGCCACCCAGTCCTTGATCGAAGCGCCGCCATATCCAGGCGTCTTCACCGCCCCGCCGTCGGTGGCCGCCCAGACGACGTCGCCGGCGTCCACGGTCAGAGTTTCCGCGGCGCCGGTCGTCAGCGTCACCGGCCCCGCGCAGGCGTTCCAGACCAGATAGGTCTTGGCCACCGGTGGCAGCGTCACGGTAAAGGGACCCGCGCCGCCGGTGAATTTCAGCGTCGCCGAGCGCGCCTCGTCCGCCGCTCCGTTGGCGGTCGAGAGTGTGACCGGTCCGGTCAGCGGCTTCAGGGTCCAACCGGCGATGGCCCTGTCGGCGTGGGCGAGCGCCGTGTTCAGCTTCTCGCCCCAGAGGTTGATGTTCTCGCCCGTGAACTGCAGCTCCAGGCGGAGCGATGGCGACCAGGATGAAGGCATCAGACGATCACGGCTCCCGTATCTTGGCGGATCCAGTTGGTCCCATCGGAGTGGGCCAGGATGTTGAGATCGCTCACCAGCAGCAGGGTGCGAGGGTGGGCGACGGCGGGCGGCAGACCGGCCTGAGTGGTGGCGAAGATCGGCGTTGGCGCGCCGGGCTGGTTCAGCCGGTCCAGAGCCTCCTTTAGCGCCAGCAGCGGCGCACGCAGCGCCTCCGGGGCCCCCGGGCCGGCGATCAGCATGCGCCCGCCAGCTCCGGCAGGTCGGTGACCAGCCGGCTCGCCGCGCGGCTCCGCGCCGCCTTGGCGTTCAACTCGGCCACCGCCCGCTGCAGTTTGGCTTCATAGGCTTGGGCCAGCTCTCCATCGCGAAGGAACGGACCGGCCTCGCAGAGCGTGGCGAACAGGTAGATGTCGGGCGCCTCATCCAGGAGTGCATTGGTCGGCGCAACGGCCGAAAGCGAGAACGCCCTGAGCATCCTCAGCACGAGTGTCGTCGGCGCTGCGCAAGGCCGATCGAAGGTCACAGCCTGGCCGTCCACAGACCAGGCGGACGGCTCGCCGCGGGCGGTCCATGCCCGTTGACGCGCCGCTTCGACAAACGGCAACTCCTCGCGCCCCTCGGGCCGCACAACCCATAGCCGCAGCGGCTCGGTGAACCCCGCCGGCAGCGGCGCGCTCATAGCGCCCCCTGCGACATGGAGCGTCGCTTCGGTCTCCGAGAGTCGGGTCCGCAGGATGCGGTTCAGCCGCGCTTCGGCGAGCGCGATGAACTCGGGGATGCGCGCGGTCAGGTCCCCGCGCACCAGCCAGCCGGCCGCAGCCGCCTGCAGTTCGGCATAGGTTGAGATGGCCATCGGCCTCTCCGTTTCGAAGGGTTGCTGGTGGACCGGATGGGCGGGCGGCCCGCGTGCTCACGCCGGCCGCCACACCATCATTGCGAAGCCGAACTCATCGATTGGCGAGGCGGCAGGCCAGTTGCGGCCGAATGGTCTTGAAGCCGTAGAGAACATCCAGTCGGCACGGGAAGCGGTCGCTGTTGATGTCGTACTGCCGCACGATCCGCATCGAGATCCCGTCGAACACCTCGCGGGACGCGAAATCCACGCCGCGCGGCATCACCATGTCGGCCGTGGCGAACGCGAACGCGCCCTTCTGATAGGCCAGCGAGATCCCGTGCGCCGTCGAGGCCGCGCCCGCGAAGGTCACCGCCGCGCCGTTGGCCGGCGAGCCCGACACCGTCTGCCCCGCCCCGCTCGTCACAATGGCCGGCGAGATCGGGAACGAGGTCGCCGTGGCGCCGGTCCCCACCACGAACTGCTGCAACACCCCGGTCGCCTGCTTGGTCTCCGGATGCACCCGGAACACGCCGGCGATGGTGATGATATCGCCCGGATTGGGGACCCCGGCTCCGGTCGAGACCGTCAGGGTCGCACCCGTCTGACCTGCGCCGTTCACAACGAAGGCGCCATTCGACGGCCCCCGCGCGTGGCTGGGCCACAACGTGCTCTCCATGAAATCGAACCCCGCCGTCCGGCCCATGTAGCCTTCGCGGTTCTGGGTCGAGATCACGGCCTTGTCGTTGAACAGGCCCTTCAGCCCATCCACCAGGTCCAGATTATCCTGGGTGTTCAGGTTGCAGGTCCGTGCATTGAGCGGCGCCAGATTGTCGACCAGCAGCTTTCGCCCCTCCAGCACCCGGGCGAAGGTCGCTGCGGCGGCCTGGTTGTTCACCTGGCTCCAGACGTCGCGATACATGCTCATGGCGTCGGCCTCGAGGGTCGCCGCCAGCACGCTCATCGCCGGCTCCAGAATCCGGTCGGAAAAGTCGTCCAGGCTCATGGTCAGATCGACCGAGGTGAAGTTCAGGTCGACGCCCTTCTGGGTCTGCACCTTCAGATCCACCGAGCTCTCTGTGGTATCCTGGGCGGAGAGCGTCGCCCCGCTACGCACCACATACTGATTGGGCAGCCTGATTTTCAGGGTGTCACCGACCTTCGCGCCCTGCTGAGCGAAGCGGTCGTCGTAGTCCCGCGTAATCGTTCCCACGAAGCTCAGCTTCTGGTGCAG